ACCAATAAGTTCATCTGATTTCTCTACTTCTTCAAAAAGGTTTGGAATAATGAGATTAACTGAACTTTGTGTAGACTTTTTGTATAATCCTTTTAATCCAGAAAAAGAATTAACTACTAAATATTCTACAAATACTGCAAGTTATGCATATAATGGCTTTCAAGGAACTACTACTACTAATTTAGGAACAATTAATATTGCTACAACAAACTCTTTACATGGTTCAGGAGATACTAATAAAATACATTTTACAAATCCTGTTAGCATTACAAATACACACGTTATAGTAGATGAAGAAGGTAATTTTATAGCAAGAAAAAGTGGAACAACAACTAGTGCCAATGAACATACCTTTACTGCTGCTGTTAGATATACTGGTGTTACTGGTGGTATTCCAGCATTAACAACTGGTAATGTTTTTGTCCAAACAACCGACAATTCTCATCAGGTTGCGACTATTTTAGAAGGAGAAAATTTCTTTGGCACTAGAGTAACTAATCCCAATAATAAGCACTTAGGGATGATTTTACCACCTCTTTCTGACTTTTTAGCAACAAAAGGAACTCGATTTGATTCTTCTACTGCGGTTACTACTCCTTCCGATTCTGAAATAGTTTTACCGTTTTCACATCCTTTATCGTCTATATCTACGCAAGGTTCTACTGTTTCAGAAAATAGAGTTTTAGGTGGATTCATGGCAAATATTTCAACAAATGGTGATTATTGGGAAGGAACAATGGCGGTTGCATTAGATAGATATGACGTAGTTAATGGTGGAAGACATAAGTTAGAGAAAGGAAATGTTTCTGGAGTATTAAAAACAAACGAAGAGTTTAGAATAAAAGCAATCAATCCTACCTTAGACCATTACTACCAAACTATTAAGTGTGATACTAATTTTAAAGATTTTACTGATGCTTCTGATACAAGCGCAACAAACCATACAGATGAATTGCCGTTTGTTGTTGATGGAATTGTATTAGGATTAAAATTAAGATTATGGATTAGTTCTTCTAGTAGAACAGGAAATGCAACCATTACTTCTTCCAATGGAAATATTAGAAAAAATACAATGTCTGTAAGTGGAAAAAATGAATTCTTACAATTTGTAGACTTGACTGGATGTTATTTAATAGAAGAAAAAGATGACCAAGATTCATCAAGGGTAGGAACAGAAAATTCAGTAACGTATATGAATGATACTTTTCCAAATGATATTATTTATGTGATTTCACATGAAATAGACCCTGCAACTGCTACTACTCATTATTTAATAACCGATAAAGAATTAACAAACGATAGAGCATATAGAATAATGCAGCCAAACGAAGTTTGTATGTATGATTTTACTCCAGAAGATATTACTTTTAATCTTTTATCTAGTAGATACACAAAGGTAATGAATGAGAATAAAACATATAATATTAAATCGTCTTATTTTTATCAAGAAGGAATCAAAGATAAAAGAGAAAACGAAGGGTTTTTATCAATGTATGTTGTATTAGATACGGATAAACAATCAGACGATGACTATTTAGTAATCAGAAATAGAAGCGATATTCATGATGATATTCTACCGAAAGGAAATTATTCTTTCTTTGCTAGTGATGGAGAAAATAAAAGAAAAATTAATTTAGAAGTTTCTACTGGTGCTTCTAGGGGCAAAGTCAGCAAAATAACAAAACCATTCTTTTCTAAAGGTATAGTATCTTTTAGTGAAACATTTACAGTTCAAACTAGAGGAAACTTAAACATAGAACCAACTAGAGCGTGTATTGGAACAACTGCTACAATTGCAAATGAAACAGAAGAACTTATCAATGAATTGATGGAAGAAAATGACATAGTATTTGATTTAGAAAATCAAGATTACCCATTATACTTAGCACCTAATTATCAAGGTGTTGATTTATTTTCAGCAATTAACTTCTTACTTGAACAAAAAGACTTAACTCTCTTTGAAGAAAATGGAACATTTAAAATTAAAGACAGATTAGCAAATGATTTCTTTAAGGGAATTGTTCTTAATGAAACGGGAGAGTATCAGATATTTGATTTTGAAGAATCTAAAAACATGTTTAACTTCTATAATCAAATTACAGTCTATGGTAGAAACCATAAAAAGATTAGAAAAGATATTAGAAGCATCAATGATGTCGGTTTGAAAGCCTTTGAAGTATTTAACGCTGAACTTACAACACAAGAAGATGTAAATAAAGAAGCATCAGCATTACTTAAATTACATTCCTCATCAAATAAAAAATTAAAGATTACTGTTGGGCATTCCAAGATTTCACAAATTAAAGTAGGAGATATAATTAATGTTGAAATACCTAGAGAAAATATACCGCTTTCTCAATACATGGTATTGCAAATAGAATACTTACTTACTGGATTGATGGTATTAGAATTAGGAAAATATAGCAAAGGACTAGAAGATAGATTTGCTGATTTGATTATACAAAATAAAAAGATTAATTCTCAATTGAGAAATGAATCTTTTAAGGAATCAGAAAGTTTAGATTTCTTAGAAGAAGTTAAAATTAATCAATTAAAACTGTTTGTTAGAAAAAAGATATTCCCAACCACAGGCTTCCCACTAGGATTCTCGATACCATTAAATACAGGAACTTCTCCTTTTGGTTTAGCAAGTGGTTCAATAACATACGAAACTTTAGTAGATGAGGAATTAGAATGATTACAGACAAATTAAAAGAATTAGTAACTACATATATACAAGGAACTGCCATAAATAATGGTAAAATAGGACAAGGGGGTAATTCAACAAGTCCAGCCGCTACAACCTTAGATGTTCCATTAACAGTATCGACTTCAACATTTGCTGCGATTAAATCAGACACAAACGTAATTGAAGTTCAAGCAATTTTTCAAGGTTCTTCTGCTAACATGACAGGAAAGGTAATTAGAGAATTTGGCATTTTTGATTCTAGTTCTAACCTTTTAGCAAGAGTTAATTTTGATGGCATTGGGCCATTTTCTTCAAATGAAAACTTAGAAATATTTTTAACATTAGAGGTGGAATGATATGGCAGATAATAACCCATTTTTTATAAGCACAGAAGGAACAGGAATTACCTTTGGACAAATTGATGATTTAGTAGATTTTCCTCATTCAGGAATTATTAAAGCATTAAATCAAATGACAAAAGGAAACTTTGCATTAAAAACAACTAATGGTTTTAACATTACTCAAAGTTCATCAGACCCAATTATTACTGTTGCCGCAGGTAATTATTATAGAGATGGTAGAAAATATACTTCTTCTCAAACTACCTTTAATGCTGCTGCTTTTACTGCTACATCTGATAATAGTTATTATTTAATTGTGGTAGATTCTTCAAATGTTGTTAGATTAAGAGTTCCTACTGCCGTTAATAGAGTTGCTCAATTCACGGCTGGAGATACAATTATTGCTATGTTGGAGTATTCATCCACTACTTCTAATGGTGCAAGAAGAGTTCAATTCTTTACAACCGAAAAAGCCGCTAATACTTTAAGCGTTGGTAGAGATAATTCTGGATATACAGAATCTTTAGAAATATTTAGTAATGCTGGAGATGTTCAGATTAGAGCAAAGGAATCAGATAAAGACATTGAGTTCTATGCCAATGACGATGGAGTAGATACATTATCATTTTTTATTGATGGCAGCAATAGTGCGAGAGTAAGTGGTTTAAAATTAGCAAATCAATTATATATTCAAGAACAGTCTGGAGCGCAAAGTGATACTGCGGCCTTAGGGCAATTATGGGTTAAGAATGAAGCCCCTAATGCATTATTCTTTACAAATGACGCAGGTAATGACGTTAGATTAACTGATGGGAGTAGTTTAGCAGTAACAAATGAATTAGTAAGATATGGTTTAACTTCCGATGAAACTTTATCTTCTGCTTCAAGATATACTTTTACAAGTGGTGATTTTACAGCATATGCGGCAGACACCAATGTAGTAACCTTTTCGGGTGAAGACATTACATTAAAAGGCGCAGGTATATTTGAAGTTAATTTATATGGTTATTTTGCAGCAGATACCGCAAATGCTAATTTAGAATTTGATTTATCAATAGGTGATGGAAACCAAAGCAATAGATATGCATATTACAGAAATATCATCAATTTGAACTATGTTGTAAGAATGGCACAATTTACTACTGCTACTATTAAAACAACTGGAGATACAGTAATCAAGTTAAGTGGCTATATGGTTTGGACAGGGGCTAATTTAAAATTAGTCAATACTGGAAGTTCTGACCCTTATTCTAATAATACTCCACAATATACTGGATTTACAATAAGGAAGGTGGCATGATGGGTTGTATGAAAGAGTTTTTAGAAACAAATTATCCTTTGGTGGATTGGATAGACTTAGCCCCATTTATATTCAAAACTATTAAAATAAATGGAGTAAGGACGGTTACCCTTATTAGTGCTAATTGGCCGAGTTCAACATATCCAATTCCGCCAACACAAACAGAAATAACTAATTGGCACAATTCGTGATTATATGGAAATAATAGCATTAGCAATAATAGCCTTTATTGCAGGTTTTCTATTAACTTGGCTCGGAACAATAGATGAAAAATGGTAAATTTGAAAAGCCAAAAAAAAGAGGAAAGGCGACCCAAAAGAGCCACCTTTCCTCAAATAGTCTTAATTGACCAAATTTTCTGACATTCCCGACATTCCCACAACTTCACCTGTTCGGGAGAACCTACATAAAAACCCAATAGACGCTTCGCTAACGTCTTATTGCCACAATACGGGCATTGTTGTTTCAATCCCATTACTGCCCATCTTCCTTGTTTCTCATCAATCTTCTCATGTAATCTTCGACGCTATCATCGGTGATATTAGTTCCACCGAAAGCGGCAAAGAAAAGCAATAAGAGAACTGTTAAGAAAACAAGAAGAAAGAACCAATCCCAGCCTTCCATTACCATTTCACCTCTAATTCTACAAACTTTTCTTTATCGACAGAAAATGCTTTGACAATCCCATTGTCTTGACCATACTTCCAAAGGTCATATACTAATTGAGTATCTTTCATACAATACTCAACAACTTCATCATATTGACCTGCTTTCCATAACTTAGGAGCATCAGCACTATCCATGAGTTTAAAATCATTCATTGTGCATTTGACTAAGTTACTTAATGGGAATCTTTCGCCATGTTCTTTGGTTAAGATTCTGCTAGTATCAATATATCTTTTATCTTCTAGATATTGCTTAATACAATAAATATCCATAGAGTTCTTCAGAATAGGCAAATCAAATGCGGCAATATTATGTCCCAATAATACTCCACCTTTCTGAAAATGCTCGTCTAAATCATACTTTAGTTCTCTTAAAGATTTTACAATATGACCAGACTTAGCAAAAGAATCAACGGGTTCATCAACATAAACAGTTCCAGTATTCCCATCCCATGTAGCGACTGTTGATACTTGAAACATATGAGTATTACCGAAACCGCCTATGTCATACGACATATTCTTTGTTTCAATATCGAGAGCCATTACTGACATTTATCTCAATCCTGCGACCAAAGTTTAGAAATCTTTTCTGTTTCTTTATCTACTTTAGGTTCTTCATCAACATCAATTCTTCGCTTTAAGAAGCAAACAATATTACTGCCCGCTACTGTTAGCATAGAACAACATTCCCAACCATCAGCACCATATGTATCTAATGATTCTATGATTATTTTTGGCCCTTTTGATACTTCAAACACTAGGTATGTATTTTCCCATTTCATTTCTTTTCCTCTCCTTTAAATTTAATAAATACTGCTCGGCCTTGTTTTTCTATTTCAAATAAGTTTTCAATTGATTTAAAGTAGTTGTAAACACTAGCCTGACTTTTCTTGCTTTCTCTTTTTACTTCTGATAAGAAATCCTTTTTACTTATGAATCCGTCTTCATCTTTTTCCATAGCAACATAAACAGTCTTAAATGTGCTTAACATTGACTTTTCAGTAACCGAAGTTCGACGGACACGGAGGCTACGTTCAAGCCATGCGACAAGGGTTATATAACACTTTTCGGCAATCTGACCTGCTTGTTCGACGTTTTTACCCGTAACAATGAATCTCTTATCTTTATTCTTAATACTTCTAGATTGAGCAATAGAACATAAAACTGCCATCTTTTTAAGATTTTGATTTAATCGAGTAATAAATACATCAAGGATTTCTTTTACTTCCTGTCTAGCATCTTTAATATATCTATCCATTTTATCATACTCGAATAATAATCTATCTCTAGCATCTTGAGTATAATTCATAGTTTTAAGAGGGTCGCAACCTACTTCAACAAATCTTTCTTTTACAAGATTGTATATCTCAAATAAGTTATTAGCGAATCTTTCTGTCGGAGGTTCTTTTCTTTCAGTAATAATTCCAAACTGACCAATCAATTCTCTTCTGATTTTATCTTGGATAAAGGAAGGAACATCATGAACATACATGACCATTCTCGGCAAAACACCTGTTGTAGCCATAATCTCTTGAAGGTTTCTTGGAGGATATGTCATTGATACTACTGTTCTTTGACAATAACAAGACATTTCTCCACCTTCTTTTAACTGCTTGTTAATTACCCATGACTCTCCAGTTAATGAATTCATTAGTGTATTTAAGTAAACAATAGAACTTGATTTATGCTGGCTTTCTTTAAATACTCCAGAATATTCAAACTCATCCCAATGGGCCAATCCGCTTCCTTCTAAAGCACCCGCTATTCTTTCAAAATAAACATCACCAATTTCTCCACCATGAGTTTCTGCATCTTCATCATTCTTAATGAGTTTCTTATCCATATAGCCAATTAAAGCAGCATCAGTATAATCAACAAGAGAAAATATATCAAAAGATGTGTCCATTACCTTTCCATCATCTATTAAAGTTGGAGGATGTTTTCCTGTTTCATTAATTTTTTTGTATAGAGATTTTGCAATAGGCCCGACAAATCTCCACATTGTAGATTTACCTGTTCCAGATGTTTGAATCCAACACAAATGAATTCTAATATCATCTGATAAATCGCCATCAGGAATATGCACAAAGTCTTTACATACTGAACTTAGTAAATTAAAAAACATTAATGATGCGGGAGTATCATTATATTTTGAATAACTAGTTGCGGTATCAGCCCATGCTTTCATAATAGCGGGTAGTTCCGTTTTGACTACGCTCATTTCTTCTGTAAATTGAGCATAGTAATCTTCTTCATTCATTTCATATTCATCTATCATAGTTTCACCTTATCTTCTGAATTTAATACGTTAAGTATTCTGTCTGCTAATACCTTTCCAAACCCATCTAGTTTCTGTATGTCAAAACTAGTTTGTTCTCCTATCTCCATAACAGACCCAAAAGTATCAATTAATACCTTTGCTTTTTTATAGGATACGCCTTTGATGCTAGTTAAAATATCAAGTCTTAAATCGTCGGTGCTTATTCTCTTAAATACTTGTGGTCTTATAACTTCTCTTTCTATTGGTTGCATTTTACAAATCGCTGTAATTATCAATGATGCTTCTTCTTCACTCTTTACCCAAAAGGGTTTTATATCCGTGTCTAATACAATTCTACCTATTGCTCCTAGAAATTTATTTGATAACATAATCTTTCTAGAAGCGATAGGTAATTTGCTTTTACTGTGTTCAATAATATTGTATATTCCTTCTGATAAATCTCCATAGATAATTACAACATTGTTCTTGTAATGTCTATCCATGTTATCTAACTGTGTCCAAAGTCTTTTAGACATTACAGACCCAATAAAATCTACAACAGATTTTGCTTCAAAACATACATCAGAAAAAACATAATCTCCTATTTCTAACCATTTCTTTTCCGTTTGTATATTTAGAATCCTTGCTCGTTCTTCAACGAGTTTAACTAATTTAGAACCTTCTTTTTCTCTACTATCAATTATCAACATTTGGAAACCTCCAACATTTACCTATACAATATCCTTCTGAAATAAGTTTATCACAAGAAGGAGTTTTGTAATTGCCATGCACCGTAAAACGTGCGTGTTTGCGTGTTTGTCCTTCATCCCAATCTAACCAAACTTCATCATTATTTTCAGCAATAGATTTAATCTCTTCAACAACCATATCTAAAACTTTATTCTTTTCTTCTAATGAAGTAAGATTAGTTCGCAAAGTCAATAAATCCCGATACCAAGATACAAGATATGCTCTCGCTAAATGCGAAGGATTCTCCGTCATTACTGCGTTATGCAAACACGGCAACATTGGAAGTTTCCCTTCATAGAACGGAACGCTAACTTCTCCTTCAACCGCTTCAATGGGGGGTTGTTCGGGAAACTTGACCTTTGTATTACCAACCTTTCTAAAGGGAATACTTCTTGACTTAGATGCTAAGAGAATAATATCTTCAAGACTTGAATTAAGGTCATCATATAGCAAAGGAATACAGAAAAGAGAATTACCATTCTTATCTGAAGATGACATATTAACAGTATTCGGAACTCTCCGTAAACGAGTTGTTTGTCCGACTCTATCATCTAATGTATTATCATCGCCTACCTTTTCTTTTAAGATATTTTTGATGACTTTAAAATAAGCCTGTATATCTCGAATGTCTTGAGTTTCTTCACCATCTAAAAATAAATGAAAACCTCTTCCAGAAAAGAATAAAGTATGCATAATGTCATTCTCCGTAACCCAATCCATAATTATTTTAACATCACGATATGCTTTATCGAGGTCATCATTATGTCCATCAAAGTCCAAAAATATTCTGTTTAGAATTACAGAAGAATCAATCTGTGCAGTTTCACTAAAATGCTCAAAATCATATACAGTTGTATATACATTCATCTTATTGTTGTAGTCCTTGACGAATTTAATATAATCATTTTTCGTCAGAACTATTCTTCTTTTCATTTGTCTTGCGTTTTTCAGATGGCTTCCCGCCCAAACTGCTCTCGGAAATTTCATTGTTTATTCCTCCAAAATTTACTGTTGCTGTATTCAGCATATTTTTTATTGTTCCTGCTACTTCTGCTTTAATGTGTGTAAGGCACATCTCTCTCAATACATCAGCATAGTAGTAGCCAACCATACTATCATTGATTTTTGTTTCTTTAATCATGTCAAATCGTTCAATCAAATTCATTTCAGAATAGATTTCATTTGAAAGGTCTTCAATTGTTACCATTAGATTTGATATTTCATTGAATGTCCATGACCTTGCTTTTACTTTTAATTCAATTACTTCTTTCATAATTACACCCATGAATCTTCTTGTGCGGCATCACAAATACCAAAGAAAGAACAATGAGCGCAAGTCTTGTAAAAGAACTTAGTAGGAAATCTATTTCTTTCATAGTGATGAATCAACTTAGCAATATTATTCATTACAGAAGTCATAGACCTCTTCTTTCTCTCTTCTGCATAAATGTAATTTGATGCTGGATAATACCAACCCCAATGAGTTACTTTGTCATTAGGGCCAAGACCATTCTTAATCATAACTTCATCTGTTGCATTCTCGATAAGTAATTCGTAAAACGCCATTTCTTTTCTCATTGAAGTTTTTTTCCAATCTTTCCAAAGACCAGTTTTGTATTCAAAAGGAACAAGTCCCCCATTCTCTCTAAAAATTCGGTCAATGATTCCTTGAATGTGAATTACATAATCTCTTCTAAGAGGAAACTTTGGATTGATGTTTGCAGGAATTGTAATTTCAGCGTCAAACTTTCCTTCATTACAAACAGGCAGAAATTCTTGTATCTTATTTTCTGACCTTGCTTCAATAAATCGTTGTGCTTCAAGCGATGCTACTGTTACAGAAATATCGTAATACTCA